ACTTACCTCATATGTACGAAGCATTTACTTAAAAATATAAGTAATACTTAAATAAATGATACAACAATATGCACAACACGTATATAAAATACTTGGCCCCGGTTATAGTGAGCGTGTGTATCACAATGCAATGGAAGTTGTCTTGCGGAAAAATGGGATACATTACGAAACGGAGAGAATAGTTCCTATTGTGTTTGAAGGACACACAATAGGGAATCTTCGCGCCGATTTAATTTTAAATAACAAAACCGTGGTCGAACTGAAATCGGTTAAAACCATGAATGACGTCATGGTCACACAAGCACAAAACTATCTACGCTTGACGGGGTTTACGGAAGGGTACCTTATTAATTTCCCTACATCACTTAACACCGATTTAGAGGTTAGGTATGTAACTCTGGATCTTCTATCTGATTCATCATGTACATAACTGGAATCATTTGGTAAATCTTTTTCCATTCACCTTTGGATTCTTCGTAATACTTTTTAGGGTCTTTAAGCCCCTCTTTTATAATTTCGTTTATCTTTTCTGTGTAGAACTTGATTTCTTCTAAACAGAAATTGTAATATGGATCGTTGTTCATTACCTATATTAAATCTTTATCTTTTAACCTTGTCTTAATATTTTTAAAAAGTTCGGGTGTGTTTCTCTTTTTTACGCAAAGTTTTTGAGCATGTTACTCAAACTATTATATACAACACCTTGTCGCAATGGGTTCTTTTTCGCCTTCGATTTTGTTTTCGATTTTGGTTTTGGGGAGTTTGGGAACTTATTATTCGTTTCCTTTTGTAACTTTTTAGAATTGCTATTACGCACTGGGAAGGCCATTTTAGTATATATTTAGATTTTAAATCGTCGGTATATATTCCCAATGAAGGACCTCACATATCTTTTTCCATATGACGTCCTGTTGGTATAACTTTTCCTTTGATTTCAAAAGTGGAAAATATTTCAGGTATTTATCTTCACTCAAAAGTTCACAAAATTTATAGAGTACATACGAATAACTCAAAAAGTTTTTTCTTTCTGGTGGACAGTTATCATCGAACGGTTTTTGAATATCCTTGAACATTATACGCAGACGTTCTTCGAGTTCCTGTGGCATGGACGGTGGTTTTACCCCACTTATGATATTGGTTATATAAGGGACGTGTTCATAAAACTTATTTAGTTTCAATTTTTTCAAGAGTGTGCGAACGCGTGCGTGTGTAATCTCATCTAAAACTTTTACCTTTATTTTTTTGAGTTCGTTACGTAGTTGTTCTATTACCTCGGGAGGTATAGTTGTCGTCTCTTGAGCTTGAAATTGTGATAACCATTCATTAAAATGATTTTCACGTTTATACGAATAATTGACTATCTTTTCCGACGTTTCCTGTTCTTCTCTATATGTCAACTCTTCACTTATAAGTGTTGCTAAAATCGCACCACAATTATCACACACGAGGTCACTTGTATCTGTAAAATGAAACACGTTACTTTCTGGACACGTGGGGCACACTTCACGTTTCTTTTCTATAGGTCTATCTATATTATTTAACTTTTCTACGTCTATTAGGTAATCATTAAATATATCTTTCCTCTGTAGTCCTGATGTTTCTTTACAGTTGAAAACATTATTGGTACTTACTTCTTTTTTAAGTTCATCTGTATACAATTCCAGATACGGCATACACTGAATTATATACTGTGACATTTCGTATTCATATTTTGATTTATTAATGGGGTCGTCTCGAATAGACTTTTCCCATGTTTCTACTTTATTGGTATATCTACTTAAAAAATTACCTTCCATAATAATTAAATATAATGCTCGGTAATCTTTTAACTAACGTTATTTTATGGGTGTACTCGACATTACAATCACTATTTTCTAGCCCAGACTATAGAATTGCGGATTCATCAATGGAATATTTTTTAGATCGTACAAAAACACCTTTACCGGAAGAACTCGATGAATTCTGGTACGAAGAGCGTAATGAATGGGATGATGAGACCGAAAGTGTTTTCAAAACATTAAACTATTCAAATTATAAAGAGACGACAATTCCCGAAAATGTTACGAAAACGGTGGTTCGTGTTAAATATTGGTACAATACACGATGTATAAATATTGACGTACGATATGGATCACCCATGGCCACCACCACGTAAAAGTGGGGTGTATTTAACATACCAATCGTTCAGCTGTTTGCTCGATTCGGATGATAAACCAGTTAAGGATATTTTAAACAAGATTAAACGGTACGCGGGACCACGTAAAGATTTTCATAACGAAAAAGTTAAAATAAGGGATATGTTATATTATGACATAGACGCGCTTGAAAATGATTTTCCAAAAATAAAATTAAAAAGTGCAATTGGTACGACTAAAATTGTAAGTACCGTCGATGGGTATATCACTGATCTTCGGGTACCCTAGTTGCCAAGTAAAATTTCAATTCACCCAGATTAGCAACGTTATATTTTAATATCAAAAACCTATTCTGTTCTTCCTGCATAATTTGTACTGTAGAACACATACTCGTCGCTTTTGTAAATATATTCATGTATCGAAGTGAATATTCACCCGAAATTTTGGGACTCTCTTCCGTACATTCAATATTCGTTTCCTGGTTTGCAAAATCACCCATACACTGTAGTTTAAGGTTTGTACCTTCCCTGGTTATCTCTATAATATTACCGATATTGTGCATATCTCTACATATTCTCTGAAAATCCATGGATGCCATTGGTGTAATTGTGGTCATGGTCATATCTGGTACTTCAATTTGGTTTTCATTTATATCGAGTAATTTCAAAGCAAATTTAGTACACGTTTTCTTTGATTCATTATGAATTTCAATATTCATAAACTCTTTACAATTTATACTCATTACGAGAACATCGTTATTTGTTATGGATTTAAGAAGTTTGAATGTGTTCGCGACATTTATACCCGCAATTATATCGGTTTCACATGTATATTCTTCGAAATTATCTGATGAGAGATACATGTCAACCAGGGATGTACGAGCTGTATCGAGAGTTACGATGTATATACCATCAGGTTTAAAGTATATATTTACGTCATTGAGTATATCTTTGAGTACTTCAAAGGTTGATTTTATGGCACTCGCCTGAATTGTTGCCAATTTCATATCTAAAATATATGAGTTTTAATTCTTTATGTTCTTGTTATATGCATCAGATACACTCTGACTAATCTTATCTTCAAGTTCTGATGTCATGGCCGGTTGTAAAGTTCTACCATAATCATCTAAACCAAACAAGTCTCCTGAACCTTCTCCATCTCCTTCTAAAGATGTTGTTGAACAACCGCCAAAGTTACACGTCTCTAATTCTTTTACAGGTAAAAGTGATTCTAGCCAATTTCGTATTTCATTACCGACTAAAAGCTTACCGTTTTTTGTAAGCATTGTTGGAACGCGTGTAATTTTATTTTTATATTGTGGCGGTATACCCAATTTATTAATGTTATGATATTTGACAATTTGCTTGAGCTGTGAATGTTTATTAATATAGTCAATTACATCCAAACTATGGTTACACTGTGGACTATAAATTAGAAGGGACATATCTTAAATTAGACTTTACTTTTTTTCTATGAAAAAAACACATTTTATATATTTTTTATATATATAGAATATAGAGGAAATAAATAAAATCTTTTACATGTTTTGGTGATTACCCAAAAAAAAACTTTTTTTATTTTATACAAAGTATCTTCTTGAGAATGATGTTGAAATTCAAAAATAAATTATTTTTTTACTAATCACGAAAAAGTGTAAAGATTTTAAATAAAATAAAAATAATTATTAATATTAAATAATGAATACTATAGTATTGATATTGTTAATACTTACTGTACTAATGATTATGTCCAGGACGGAAATGTTCACAGAACAATTCGGATTCTCTGGACACACCAAACCAGTAAAACCTGTATTATTGAAAGGTACTAATACAGATTTATCTGATTATGAAGAATCAGGTGAAGAGCTTGAAGTATCGAATGATCTCATGCAAGAGATGGTTCTCGCAACAAACAAAGAAGTTTCTAAAAAAACTGGTCTTTGTACGTATATTATTGAAACGTTATCTGTAAAAAAATACACAAATAAAAAGAGTAATCAGGAAATATATAGGTGTATGTTTATGTCGGTGAAACATAAAGGGTTTGCATTGGGATTTTCAGTGACGTCTGATTTACGAATTATTGATGAACATGCAACTGTACTAAATGTGAGAACACAACCTATCGATGTTAATCCACCATCGGATCCAAGTATTTACCAGAAATCAATAAAGGGTAAAGAATTTGAAGATTATTCAGAAGTTAGACGGAGTGAACTTGATATGGTTAATAATACAAAAATAATAGATAAGGTTATATCTGATCCACAAACCATGTACGGTAAAATTAATATTTAAAACTCTAAAATAATTATAATGATCAGTATTGATGAAATATCACGTATAACTGAAAAGAGGAATCATTTGAAAAAGGAAACGTATACTAAAATTTACGAACAGATTTCAAAGAAGATACGTCAGTCGGTAGATTTAGGCCATAAATATTTGTTTTGTCAGATACCTTCTTTTGTTATGGGTTACCCTCATTTTAACAGAGCAAAAGCGCTACAGTATATAAAACGACAATTTGAAATAGGTGGATTTATAGTCCAGATTATAGGCGAATACGAATTATGTATTTCATGGAAACCGAATAAAAAATCACGAAAAAATGAACAACACGAACATCCAGAAGACACAGAGGATTTTCCTACACTCGTAAACCTTAAAAAAGCAGCAAATAAATACAGGGGAAAATAATTTATGCGTGAGACTTAAAGTTTAAATATGTAAATATACTACAAATATGAGCGACCCTTTAAATATACTCGTTGAGGCAAAACGTGAATACATAGGTCAATTATGTTTACTTATGTGTCCAGTTATGATCGAAACGTACGAAACCATGTATGAGGAAGCATACAAACTTACAAAGGGTAGAAAGGTACTCGTAATGTATCAAAAACTTCTGAAAGAAGTTCCCAATTGGAGTGATGCCATGTCTAAACAACATACGGATAATATATCAAATAGGTGTGCGTGGTTTAATGATCTGTTAGCTGCCGTTTTTGTGAGTTGTGTTAAAATTTTATCAGCGGTTCGTTTGAATAAAGATAACAAGAAAATCTCATTGAAACTTCCAACGAATGAAGTTTTCATTCAAACGTGTTATAACAACGCAGCCAAAGATCTGTATAGAGACCCATACATTTATCACGAAACGCAAAACGAACACGCGAGAAACGATAAATTATACGAGCGTTTTTGTGTATGTATCGAAACATCCGTAAAAGAACTCATACCCGTACAACAGATTTTACAAACGTATATGTCTCAAACACACGAGGGACAGGATTTAGATCTCGATCAAGCTGAAGTTGGTGACTCTGAAGACCCTGACCTCATTGATGGTTATGAAGAGGAAACGTCAGAAGAGCCATTTGATGCCGAACAATCTATGGAAACCCCAATGGAACAATCTATGGAAGCCCCAATGGAACAATCTATGGAACCCCCAATGGAACAATCGAAGAAGCCTCACATTCGAAAAGGTAATTCGAACTATGATACAAAGCACCACAACAACAACATCAACAACTATTACAACAGCTAAACAGCAGCAACCACAACCCAGCAGGATGATGAAGGTGTTTTATTTCCAGATGCATCAGAGACCCGTGCAAAAAAAGTTGGGTACTATTAAATGGAGTTTGAAGACTATTTAAGAGACCCCGCATGGGCCGGAATAATCGCCGGTTTTATAACCGCAGGATACATACACTTTAAAGCAAAGATTAACAACGAAGGTAAGCTTCCAGTGAGTGCGTACACGAAACCAGCTGCACTTATAGCAATTTTAGTATTTTTTATTGTTACTAACGGATTAGGTAAGAAAGAGACCATATCAACGGAACCATTTTAATTTTCTGACTTAAAGATAATATACGTATTTACAATATAATATGACTTCCGTGACCGCATTCAATGATATGATGGGTCAATTTCTTGTGGAATTACACAAGACATTTCCAGAAGAAAAAGGCTTGAAAAAATGTTTATCGGCTTTCGATTTAATGAAAGCTTCCAACCCACGTTTAGTTGTAGATGGGTTTATGCAGGGCGTTGCTCCGTATGCCGATAAGATTTCGTCCAAAGACGAATCATTTTTCATTGAAGAATCTAAGAATTTAGATTTTATGAAAGGTGTAAACCTCGAAAAACATTGGGGAACTGCTTCCGAGAATACAAAAGGTGCGATTTGGCAATATGTTCAGACGCTCTATATGCTCGGTACAACCATTAGTTCTATCCCAGAAGACACACTTTCTATGATTGAGACAGTTGCAAAGCAGTGTGCAGATAAAATGGGTGAAGATGGAAGTGAACTTGACGAAGCTGCGTTGATGAAAACCATGCAGGGTATGTTGGGTGGTATGATGAAAAAATAAACTCACTATATATAAATGACATCTTGGTTTGAAGATCCCAAACAATTGGTTCGTGTAGAAAAAGTTCATGAATTTTGGCCGTCAAAGACGCAATCTTCAGCAGACCGTGTTAACGCATCAGCTCGTTTTATTATTTATGCGACATGTATAATTTATCTCATAAGACGAGATCCACGTATATTCGTTTTGGGTGCAACTGCACTCGGTGTTCTTTATATAATGGAAAAATCTAATATGGTGAAGGAGGGTGTTATACGACCAACAAATGTATACAATAGTGTAGATAAATCATGTTCTATACCAACAAAGGATAACCCTATGGGAAATGTTCTCATGTCGGATTATGCAGATAGACCAGATAGACCCCAATCGTGTCATTACCCAACCGTAAAAACACCAGTAAACAATTTCCTTACAGGTGATATTAAATATGGACCAGCCCGTTCGCGTTCTTCCACGCCAGAATCTCAGAGAAACGCATTATCTAGACAATTTGTAAGTATGCCAGATACTTCCATCGGTGGTACACCATATTATGAATTTATCCATGGTAAAAGAGATAATACGTGTCGCCAAGACCCACGATTGTGTAATCCAGACGCAAGAGGTGTTCAACTTGAGGCGTTTTCGGGTCTCGATCCAAATGGGGATAAGAGAAGTGGTATGCACAGAGGCTCTGGATTAGGAGCTTAATTTTAAACAATTTAATAATAAAGTAGTAGATACTCGATTTCCATAAACAAAATCTTTTGTAATAATAAATGGCGTATCAACTCCAACCAGGAATGAAAGTGGTTCAAGATCACGCGGTTCCCGCCGTTTGCGCGACCGAAGAAGTTTTTGTATATCCTCAGCCCAGTACCCTTAACTATGGGTCAGGTAGACCAAACACTATGTTATATGGTACATCTCCATATATGGCAGGTAAAGGTTCCCCAGCACAATTTATTGATACATCGGATCAACTCAGACCACAAAGTACATCTCGTTTCAACAAGGTTTTAGCTAAGACTTACGAAAGAAACTTTCACCCACTCCAAAATGTTGAGTGTAAGTTACCACTTAGAACACAAACCTATGAACCATCGAGTACCAGAGCTGAAATGCAAAATGGATTGTTTCAGCAAAGATACCTCAATAAAAATCTCGCTAAGAAATAAGAATGGCTGATCCTATATCTATAATGGCTATAGCCGGCTTAGTTTATGCCGGTAGAAAATTAAGTCAACCAGACGAAAAATATACAATAGAAGGGTAATCCAATAGAGGAAGAAGAAGTAGTTTCGGATTTTTCTAATATGGAGGTTACTCAACAAACAGACTATTTAGGACCTTTATCACCATTAGTAGAACCATCGTATAATTCAAAACAAGAAATGGGGTCGTTCGCTCAAATTGCTCCACAACAACGTTCTTCGGGGGGTGAAGTTTTGTCTATGAGAAATCGTATGTATGACGCGGGGCGAATGAATAATCTTTCACCAATTGAAAAACAACTTGTCGGACCAGGTTTGGGTGTTGGACCAGAAGTTCCCGCATTTGGGGGTAATCAACAATTGTTTCGTGTTAATCCAGAGAATGTTGGTGCGTATCGCTTAACGACTTTACCTGGTAGGTCGGGTCCAGCATTTGATGCGAAGGGTGGTAGACGTGGTATTGTCGGTGAAGTTGCACACAATAGACCAGAAAAGACAGCCTTTTTACATGGTCGTCTTCCTCCAGTTGCAGGCAGAGCACAGGGTATGACTGGTAGAACACCAAGAGCGGAACACGAACGTACAAAGAGAACAACAAATAGATCAGAAACCGGTTCGAGAACTGATACATTAAATTTTGCATCTGCGAAGAGAACGGTTTCTGCACTTACACGTGCTCAGGAACCAACACGAAA